TTTTTGTAATACTTTTTAGGCTGTGTGCCATCTTTTTTCTTAACATCTCTATCTTGTGGTTGAGCGTCTAAATCTTCATTAAATTTAGATTTTGCTTTTGCGATTGCTTCTCTAGTACCTACACCAGTTCTCAATAAATCATTAACATATGTTTGAGCTCTTTGTGATAATTTTTTAAACATCTCATCAGCTTCTTTATCAACTTTTTCAGACACGGCCTCAAAACCATAATCAATATTTAAATCATGTTCTCTCATCTCTGCCTCTCTATCAGCTGCGATTGGGATACAATCCCATATCCATGCTTTGTGTAAATTG